CGCTCGAGAAGACGCTGGCCAAGGCCGTCGAGGGCGGCGAGGCGTGAACCTCGTCGTCGATCTGAGCCGGGGCGCGCATCTGCTCGCCGACGCCCGGGTCGAGCTGAAGCGGCGGGCGGCGACGGCCAGCCTCTACGAGTTCGTCAAGCAGTGCTGGCCCACCGTCGAGCCGGGCATCCGCTTCGTGCCCAGCTGGCACATCGAGACGATCTGCGAGCACCTCGAGGCCGTCACGCACGGCGAGATCCGCAAGCTCCTGATCAACATCCCGCCGCGGCACTCCAAGTCGACGATCGTCAGCGTGATCTGGCCGATGTGGGAGTGGCTGGCCGACCCGAGCCAGAAGTACCTGTGCGCCTCCTATTCGGCCGCCCTGTCGATCCGCGACAACCTCAAGGCGCGCCGCCTCGTGCAGAGCCCGTGGTATCAGGCGAACTTCGGGCACCTGTTTCAACTGGCCGGCGACCAGAACGCCAAGCAGAGGTTCGAGACCGACAAGACGGGCTATCGTCTGGCGACCTCGGTCGGCGGGACGGCGACGGGCGAGGGCGGATCTCGCTTGATCCTCGACGACCCCCACAGCGCGCAGGAGGCGCAGTCCGACGCCATCCGCGAAAGCACGCTTGAATGGTTCGACGTCGTGTGGTCGACCCGTCTGAACGACCCGAAGAAAGACGCGATGGTCACGATCATGCAGCGCCTGCACGAGCGCGACGTGAGCGGCCACATCCTCGAGGACATCGGCGGGTGGGAGCACCTGAAGATCCCGGCCGAGTGGGACGGCGTGCGCAGGACAACGAGCCTCGGCCCCTACGACCCACGGCAGACCAAGGGCGAGCTGATCTGCCCCGAGAGGTTCGGGGCGAAGGAGATCACCGACCTCAAGCAGCTGCTCGGCGCATACGGCACCGCAGGCCAGCTGCAGCAGGATCCGACCCCGTCCGAGGGCGGCATCCTCAAGACGAGCTTCATCAACCTGTGGCCGCACGATCAGGGCCTGCCGCCGTTCGAGTACATCGTGCAGAGCTACGACTGCGCCTTCACCGAGAAGACCACGGGCGACCCCACGGCCTGCACCGTGTGGGCGATCTTCACGCACGAGGGAGAGCGCAACATGATGCTCATCGATGCGTGGGATGAGCACCTGTCCTATCCGCAGCTGCGGGCTCGGGCGATCAAGGAGTGGACGACCGAGTACGGCGGCATGACGGACAAGTCGCCCTTCGGCCGCGCCCGCCGCCCCGATCGGGTGCTGGTCGAGGCCAAGGCCAGCGGGCAGTCGCTGCTGCAGGATCTCAGGCTGGCGAAGGTGCCTGCGGTCGGCTACAACCCGGGGCTGGCCGACAAGATCAGCCGGGCGCATCAGGCGGCGCCCACGCTCGAGCTAGGCCGCATCTGGGTGCCCGAGTCGGGGCGCAACCCGGGGCAGGCCGTGAGCTGGGCGCAGACCTTTCTAAAGCAGGTTGCAAAATTCCCTGTCACGGAGCATGATGACTACGTCGACACTTTCACGCAGGCGGTGATCTACCTGCGGGACAGCCGTTGGTTCGAGTTGCCGCAGGCGCGCGATGCGGACGCACCGCCGCCCTCGTCGAAGGGGAAGGTGAACCCGTATGCCGCGTGAGACGAAGTCGAAGGTCAACGCTGCCGGCAACTACACCAAGCCCGGCATGCGCAAGAAGCTCTTCGAGCAGATCAAGGCGTCCGAGACGCAGGGGACCGGCGCAGGCCAGTGGAGCGCGCGCAAGGCGCAGCTGCTGGCGAAAAAGTACAAAGAGCAGGGCGGGGGCTACAAGTGAAGGCGCCCCAGAAATCCCTGAAGGACTGGGGCGACCAGAAGTGGCGCACGAAGTCGGGCAAGCCGTCGTCGGAGACGGGCGAGCGTTACCTGCCCGAGAAGGCGATCAAGGCGCTTTCGCCGCAGGAGTACGCCGCCACGACGCGGGCGAAGCGTGAGGGCAAGGCGAAGGGCGAGCAGTTCGTGGCCCAGCCGAAGAAGATCGCGGCGAAGACCGCTCGTTTCCGGGGGAAGTGATGGTTCAGCGCGTCGACAAGGACAGCCTCAAGCTCGATCAGCCTCGTCGGACGCCCGGGCATCCGACCAAGTCTCACATCGTGAAGACGCGCGTCGACGGCAAGGAGAAGATCATCCGCTTCGGCGAGCAGGGCGCCGAGACCGCCGGCAAGCCGAAGGAGGGCGAGTCGGAGCGCATGAAGACCAAGCGGGCGTCGTTCAAGGCGCGGCATGCGAAGAACATCGCCAAGGGCAAGAGCAGCCCGGCCTACTGGGCGAACAAGGTCAAGTGGGCCGACGGCGGTGCTGTCACCGGCATGGCGGTCGGCGGCGGCTGGGGGCAGATGGCTGCGGCTGGGCCGGTCGGCGGGTCGGCCAAGGTTGCTTCTGATGCCGTGCAGGCTCGGGAATCTCTCGCGCGTGCGGCTGCGTCGATGAGAGAGGCCTACGGGGGACAGCCTACGTCGACGAGGCCGGCTGCGGTTACCGCGCGCGATGATCGTGCAGCCCCGGGAACCTATAGCGGCACGGGCGTGCGCGGCTTCACCTATGACGCCGGCGACCCTGAACTGGGCATACGGCCGTCCGTCCGACTCAACGGCGACGACGTGGCCCCCGGCATGCGCGATCTGGCTCGGTCCTACGGCGTCGACGACGGCGAAGACTACGTCCCCGCCTCGCTCACGCAGCCGGTCGTCGCGGTGAGCCCGGCCGCCCCGATCGCCGAGCAGCCGACTCAGGCCCCCGGGTTCTTCGCCCAGCTGTTGCAGGCGCCAAAGGCCATTGGGCAGGATCTGATGATGGGCTATCGCGCTGGCATCTTCTCGCCGCGCGACGTGCAGGAGCAGAACCTGCTGCGGGCTGAGTACACCCCTGCCGCCATCGCCGACTACTTCGCCCGCACCGACGCGACCCGTGCGCGCATGGATGCGGCTGCGCCATCGGGGATCGACCGCAGTGAGGCGATGCCGGCGCAAGGCGATCTGGCTCAGGCTTTCGCTCGCGAGTACAACATCGTCGGCCGCAACCGCTCCCAGCTGATGCCGCTGCTCGAGGCTTTCCTGCGCGGTCGTGGCATCACCGACCCGTCGACCTACGCCGACAACATCTTCAACACGCTGTCGATCCCGATGCAGCAGGGCGGCGCCGTCGAGCTGAACGAGATCTACCAGAAGTACATGCCGTTCACGTCTGATCGCGACATGATCGGGCAGATGGAGCGGTACCTCGAGAACATCCGGCGCGCTCAGGGCGGCGCCGACGAACAGGCGAAGCGCGAGCGTGATGTGGTCATCGGCGCCTTCGCACCGCCCCCGCGGCCGACACCGAACGACTACTTGCGCGAAAAGGGTGCGACGCCCGAGATCGAGGGCTATCGGCAGGCGGCGATCAAGGCGGCTGAGAAGTACGGCATCCCGCCGAACATCTTCTTGTCTCTGGTGAGAACGGAAAGCAATTTCAACCCGCTCGCGAAGAGCGGAAAAGGGGCGATGGGGCTGGTCCAGCTGATGCCCAAGACGGCGGAGGAGTTGGGCGTCACCGATCCCTTCGACCCGATGCAGAACCTTGATGGCGGGGCGCGCTATCTGGCGCAACAGTACAATCGCTTCGGCGAGTGGCCGCTGGCTCTCAGCGCCTACAACGCGGGCGCTTCCAACGTGCTGAAGTATGACGGCATCCCGCCCTTCGAGGAGACGAAGAACTACGTCGACAAGGTGATGCGGGGCGCGGGCATCTTGAAGTATGCCGACGGCGGCGCGGTTGAGGCTGAAGATGATCCGAGTTTCTTCAGCCTATCTGGTCAGGAACGTCGGCGGGCTCTGGACGATCTCAACGCGCGCATTGGCGAGAGCCTGCGTTATTATCTTGGCCCGACGCCGATTCCGCAAATTCTGGGTTTGGCGTCAGAGATGACGCCGAGCAGAACGGTCGAGCGCGCCAGTGAAGCATCGCAGCGGATGGTCGAGCCGGGCTTGTCACCGCTGGAGCGCATTGGCGCTGGTGCGGAAATGCTGGGTGAGGTGGCTGCTGTCGGCGCGCCTCTGGCCGTCGGGGCGAGGGGTGCCATGCCGATGGCAGAGGCTGCGCAAGAGGCGTTCATGGGCTTGAGTGTGCCCACCAGAGCTGCCGCGCAAGAAATCGTTGACCGACTCAACCAGCCCGGGCCGATGCCTGTGCTCGGGTCGAACTTCGGCAACATCGGTCAAGGCAGGCCGACGATAGCTGATTTGCAGGAGGCGCCTCTTGCAGAGATGCCGCGCATCACGCCGAGCGATCTGGTCGGTGCCCGCATCATACCGACGGTGGCTGACCTGACTCGTGCCGGCGGCTATTACCGCGGCATTGATGCTTCGCAGATTGATGTGCCCGAGCCGATGATGGGGGGGCCCGGATATCCGCTCCTGCCGTCGAGCCAGCAGGCTGGTCTTGCTTGGGCTGTCCAAGGCAAGTCTATGGAGACCAAGAAGGGCTTGAAGGGTGCCGACTTGATCGCTGTCACGGCGATGAACCCGACGAGTCACAAATCGAACATCAGTTTCATCAACTCGCTGATCAAGACGACAGGGGCTTACGTCCGCGATGACCGAATCCCGCCGCAGGTTCTTGGCGAGTTGGACGCCCGCGTTCGCGCGGCCTCGACTGGGCCGGGCCTGAGCAACCTTGAAACGTTCCCGGGTTTCGAGAATCCGAACCTGCAGGAGTGGATCAGCAACGCGAGCTTTGAAGACCGCAGCCGGATAGCCGACATCATCGCCACCAAGGAAATGCAGGGCCTCGGCCTGCCGAATGTCAACCGAGTGCTGCAAGAGACTGTCGATCCGCGCTACGCTGGGGCGAACCCCCGTGACACTTTGTTCTTCATCGAGCCAGATTTCAGCCTGCCTGTGGTTGACTTGAGGGCGGAAGGCCTGCCGATCCACCCGAGTTACCGCTACGGCCTGCGTGGCCGAGTGTTCGGGGCGCTTGATCAGAACATCTCCACCTTTGAGATGTTCCCCGAGTTCTGGGGGGAGAAGAACGTCAGTGCGTTTGGTCCGAACTTCGACAAAGGTGGCCGCCGTGCCTTTGACCTGAGCATTCCCATCACTGACTTCACGAACCAAAGAGCGGAAGAGATCGAGCGCATCATTCGCAGTTCTGCTTCCAATTACGGCCCGACGCGGGCTGCGGCGAGGCTTTCTCCGATTGATACGCGGATTGTCGTCAACTCCATGCTTGATCGTTGGAAGCCCTCGACGAAGCCAGTCAATGCCGGCGGCGTATCCCCGCAGGCTTTCGCGGATGCGATCAACAACAGCAAGTATCGGCCCGCGCTGACAAACTACACCGCCGCCGATGTCAAGGCTGGCGCTAAGTCTGGCGACTTCACCGTCTACCAGCTTGGCGATGACGAGGTCTTCTTCGGCATCGACGCGAAGCCTGACTATTCTTGGGCCGGCGTCGAGATGATGCCCGGTGACAAGGCGCTTGTTGGCGTCGTCAGCAACGCGCCCGGCGCGAAGGGCACGGCTGCGCCGAGCGTCATGGCCAAGGCGATTGAGGAAGGCGTCACGGTGTTGGATGCGTTTGCGGTGCCCTCGCAAAAGTTCCCTGACGGCTTTTTGCCTCGGTATTACGGGAAGTTCGGGTTCCAAGAGGTCGGTCGTGTGCCGTTCGACCCTGAACTGTACATTGCAGATCACGGTGAGCAGGCGTATAAAGACCTCAGAGCCGCTTGGAAGTCAGACGGCTGGGACGAGAACATGGGCATGCCCCCTGTGATCGTCATGCGATGGAGTGGGAACGATGCAGACCGAAGAGCCGCGGCGACAGGCATTCGTGGAGCAGGTTCGCCGAGTACTCGGGCCGAGCCTGAAGGACTTATCCCAGAGGCAAGAGGATCTTCTGGACGCGGGAGTGAGCGATCTGTTCCGTCAGAATCGTCCGGTGTCGGACGAGGAACTGCTGGGGGAGCTGGAGCTGGTGACGCAGTTCGTCTCGCCGCTCGGGCAGGAGAACCTGCAGCGGGCATACTGGGACTTTCGCCGCGCGAACTCCAGAACCGAGGAATCTCCCGAGACCAAATAAAAGATCTCGCTCGCAAGTACGAGCTTGATCTGCCGCCGGATTTTGCCCGGGGCGGCACCGTTCGCGCGCAGCCGAAGGGCTATGCCGCGGGCGGCTTGGTCACGCCCTTCGATCCTGCTATGATCGACCAGATCGTGAACCGTGTGAAGGGGGCCGCCCGTGTCTGACATTGACGAGCGCGAAGAAGACGAAGGCGAGACCATCTCGTACGAGGATCTCCTGCCCGACGTGGAGGACACCGAGGACGGTGGCGCCGTCCTGCGTCTGGAGAACGACGAGGACGAGAAGGCCAACCGCGCGCACTTCGCGAACATCGTCGAGGACGTCGACCCGGCCCTGCTGAAGGAAGCTGTGAGCGACCTGCTGGACAAGATCGAGAAAGACAAGCAGGCGCGAGAGAAGAGGGACAAGCAGTACGAGGAAGGCCTGCGCCGCACGGGGCTCGGGGACGACGCCCCGGGCGGCGCCCAGTTCACGGGGGCGAACAAGGTCGTCCACCCGATGCTGGTCGAGGCGTGCGTCGATTTCAGCGCGCGCTTCATGAAGGAGGTCTTCCCGCCGACCGGCCCCGTCAAGAGCAAGATCTACGGCGAGCAGGACAAGCAGAAGGTCCAGAAGGCCCAGCGCAAGACCGAGTTCATGAACTGGCAGACGACGCGCCAGATGACCGAGTTCCGCAGCGAGCTGGAGCAACTCAGCACGCAGCTGCCGCTCGGCGGTGGCCAGTACATGAAGTTCATGTGGAACACGCAGAAGCGCCGGCCGTGCTCGGAGTTCGTGCCGATCGACGACGTCTACCTGCCGTTCGCCGCCACGAACTTCTACTCGGCCGAGCGCAAGACCCATGTGCAGTACATCACGAAGATGGAGTACCAGCGCCGGGTGCGCTCGGGCATGTACATCGATGTCGACCTTGGCTACGCGGGCGAGATCGACTGGAGCAAGTCGTCGATCGCCAACGACAAGATCGAGGGGCGCAAGGAGTCGAGCTACAACGAAGACGGCCTGCGCACGATCTACGAGGTCTACACCTACCTCGACTTCGGCGACGACCTCGAGCCCTACATCATCTCGATCGACAAGACGACCGAGCTGCCGCTCGCGCTCTACCGCAACTGGGAGCACGACGACCCTATGAAGTGCGAGCTCGACTGGATCGTCGAGTTCCCCTTCGTGCCGTGGCGCGGGGCTTACCCGATCGGCCTGACGCACATGATCGGCGGACTGAGCGGTGCTGCCACGGGCGCGCTGCGTGCGCTGCTCGACAGCGCCCACATCCAGAACGTGCCGACGCTGCTCAAGCTCAAGGGCGGCCCGAACGGGCAGACGATCAACGTGCAGCCGACCGAGGTCGTCGAGTTGGAGGGCGGCGCGCTGGTGGACGACGTGCGCAAGCTGGCCATGCCGCTGCCGTTCAACGGCCCCAGCCCGGTGCTGTTCCAGTTGCTGGGCTTCCTCGTCGATGCCGGCAAGGGCGTCGTGCAGACGAGCTTCGAGAAGCTGTCGGACCAGAACCCGAACCAGCCCGTCGGCACCACGATGGCGCTGATCGAGCAGGGCATGGTGGTGTTCTCAAGCATCCACTCGCGCCTGCACGCAGCGATGGAGAAGTGCTTCTCGATTCTGCACCGGCTGAATAGCGCCTACCTGACCGAGGAGGACATTGAGGCGCACGACGCTGGCCTTGAGATCGACCCGAGCGACTTTGACGGGCCGATGGATGTCGTGCCGGTGAGCGACCCTGCCATCTTCAGCGAGACGCAACGGTTCGCGCAGGTGCAGGCGATCATGCAGCGGTCGGCGATGATGCCGCAGCTCTACGACTTCAGGAAGGTCGAGGAGCTGTTCCTGCGGACGCTGAAGGTGCCGGCCAACGAGGTGCTGCAGCCTGCGCCGGCGAGCGAGGACATGGATCCCGTGTCCGAGAACGTGGCGGCGGCGATGGGGCGCCCGCTCTATGTGCTGCCGCGTCAGGACCATGTCGCCCACATCATGACGCACATGGCGTTCCTGAAGTCGCCTGTCTTCGGCGGCAACAAGATGATCATGGAGTCGGCCGCCTACATGATGGCGGTCCACCTCAAGGATCACCTGCTGAACTACTACCTCGTCGAGGCTCACGATGCGGTCGACAGGGCGCAACGCGAGGACGTGATCAAGGACGAGCCCGAGCAGCAGGTCGCGATGATCCTGCAGGTGCAGCAGCTGATCGAGCGGCAGCTGGGCGGGTTCTCGCAGGAGTTGATGCAGTTCAGCCAGTTCGCCGAGCAGTTCAAGCCTCAGCCGCCGATGCCGCCCGACAGCTCGATGCAGGTGGCGCAGCTCAATGCCCAGATCAAGGGGCAGGAGATGCAGGCCCGCATGCAGGTCGATCAGGCGAGGCTGCAGATGGAGCAGGCGCGCCTGCAGGGGCAGCAGCAGGTCGACATGGCGAAGCTGCAGGCTCAGGAGCAGGATCGTGCTCTCAAGGTGCAGATGGAGCAGATGCGTCAGATGGCCGAGAGCCAGCGCACGATCGAGACGAACACCGTCCGCGAGCGCATGAACACGGCCGACAACGACACCGCGAAGTTGCTCGCTGCCGCAGAGATTGCGTCGGGCGAGCGCGTTTCTGTGACCACCGGCACAGGCATCAACCCCAACCCTTGAGAGGATCTGAGCGATGAGCGAGCACATGTCGAGCGGGAAGACCGTTCCGATGAACACGGCCGAGGTGCCGCAGCACAAGCGCATGGCGGCTGGCGAGGAAGTTGACGGCAAGACCCTGCCGTCGACCAAGGGGCCGACGTCCAAGACCCCTGCATGAGTTTCGAATCACGGCTGCTTGGCCGCCTCAAGGAAGAGCAGGGCAAGTTCGCCCTCGACGCCTTGCGGCGGCCTCAGACGCGCGATGCTTTCGAGTACGGGCATCGCGTCGGCATGTTCGCGGGCTATGAGGCCGCGATCACGGTACTCTTGAACCTTCTGGAAGAGGAGACAAAGCGTGGCAATGACCTCTGAGGACGCTATCGCGGAGGCTTTCCCGGCAGCAAATGCCGGCGTGCAGCCCTTCGGCAGCCGCGTTCTGGTGCAGATCCGAACACCCAAGACGAAGACCGCGGGAGGATTGATCCTGCACTCCGAGTCGCGGGACACCGAGAAGTGGAACACGCAGGTGGCCCGGGTGGTCAGCGTGGGTCCGCTGGCTTTCAAGAACCGAGACACGATGCAGTCGTGGCCGGAAGGGTCGTGGTGCCAGCCGGGCGACTTCGTGCGCGTGCCGAAGTACGGCGGCGATCGGTGGGAAGTCCCGCTGGGCATGAAGGATGGGAGCCACGAGTCGGCGATGTTCGTGATCTTCAACGACCTCGACATCATCGGGCAGGTCACTGGCGACCCGCTGGCGATCAAGGCATTCATCTGAAAGGAGATGAGCGATGGCTGACGTTCTGAAGGAAGACGACGAGGCCGAAGACGATCTGGTGATCGTCGAAGAGCAGCCCGAGCCCGAGGAGGACGAGGACGAGGACGACGAGCGTGTTGCCCAGTCCGACGATGACGACGACGAGTCCGACGACGAGCGAGAGGCTATCCGCGAGCGGCGGCGCAAGGAGAAGCTCGAGCGCAAGCAACGTCGCGACGAGGCGATCAAGCGCGACAAGCTTGAGATGGAGTTCCTGCGCAAGCGGAACGACGACCTTGAGCGTCGGCTGACGGCGCAGGAGCAGAAGTCGTTTCAGGGCGACTTGAACGCGCTGGATCAGCAGCTGGCGCAGGCGGCGAAGGAAGCCGACATGGCCGAGAAGGTCATCGCGAAGGCGGTGGCTGCTGGCAATGGCGACGACGTCACGCAGGCCATGCGGTATCGCGATCAGGCTCTGGCTCGCATCCAGCAGCTGCAGGCGAAGAAGCAGTCTGCACAGGCGCCGCAGGCTGCACCGAAGATCGACGATCGCACGCTGCAGCATGCGCAGGAGTTCATGCGGGACAACCCGTGGTACGACCTGCAAGGGCGCAACGAGGACTCGAAAATCGTCATCGCCATCGACCAGACGTTGATGGGCGAGGGCTACGACCCGACGTCTCCCGACTACTGGTCCGAGCTTCGCAAGCGGGCGGCGCGCCGTCTGCCTGAGCGGTTCGGTCAGGCGAAGGAGACGAAGGAGACGAAGGAGCCGCGGGCGCCGCGTGGCGGCCCGGCTGTCGGATCCGGCAAAGAGCATGCGCCGACTTCCACGCGCAAGGAAGTCTACATCAGCCCCGAGCGGAAGCAGGCCCTGATCGATGCGGGTGTCTGGGACGATCCGGTGCTGCGCGCGAAGTATGTCAAGCGGTATGCCGAGTACGATCGGCAGAACAGATCGTGAGGCTTGAATTTCGCGTCGGAATAGAGTTTAATTCCACCTATCGCTGAAAGGAGCGAGTAATGCACGACGAACGCCTGACCAAATCCGCTGGGGAGACTCGTGGTCGCCGCGCGATGCAAGATCGCGCTGTTACGCAGAACCGTGAGATCTCGGACGACGAGCGGGTTGAGATGTTCCGTCAGCAGTTTTTCCAGTCCTCTCTACCGGACTTGCCCAAGATTCCCGGCTGGCACATGTGCTGGCTGACGACCACCAACCCGCGCGACTCCATCCACATGCGGATGCGACTCGGCTATGAACCTGTGAAGCCGGAAGACATTCCCGGCTGGGAATACGCTACGCTGAAGACCGGCGACTGGGCGGGGTTCATCGGCGTCAACGAGATGCTTGCTTTCAAGCTGCCGATCTCTCTCTACGAGAAGTACATGCTTGAGGCGCATCATCTTGCACCGCTGCGCGAGGAAGAGAAGCTGACCGACACTGCCGAGTTCCTTGAACAACAGGCTCGTGCGTCGAAGTCGAAGCTGCAAATTGGTGAGGGCAACATGGAGATGGGGATTCACCGAGAGGCGATGTTCGACCTCTCTTGATGAGAACCCTAGTCCATAGGAGCAGCTATGTCCTCGACAAGCGCCCCCTTTGGCTTCCGGCCCAGCTACCACAACAGTGGTCAGATGCGACCGAAAGCCTACACGATCGCGAGCACTTACGCGGCCAACATCTTCTCGGGTGATCCCGTCAAACTGACTGACAACGGGGTCATCCAACTCGGTAGTTCCGACGGCACGCGCGCCGGCACGACCAACGGCATTCTGCTTCTCGGCATCTTTGCCGGTTGCCAGTACAACGACGCCAATGGCCGTCCCGTGGTCAGCCCCTTCTGGCCTTCGGGCGCGACGGGGACTGAGATCGTTGGGTGGGTCTACGACGACCCCGAGACGATCTTCGACGTCCAGTACACGAACCCGGGAACGCCGGGCGTCACCACCGTGCAGACGGCGGTCGGCGAGGAGTGCGACTGGGTCGTTGCGTCGCCGGGTGGTTCCACCCAAACCGGCCTC